AGACTGGTGAAGAGGTATTCCGGTGGTGGATGGAAGATGACAATGTAGCAGGGCAGATGAGCTTTGAGGATTTCCCGGAGATGTTGCCGTAAACGTTAGAGTTTGTTACCGACGATGAGTCTGGACAGATGCGTTTTGCATAATAATTGGAGTAAAGGAATGTATAAAAACGCAGAGGGCTACCGAGATGAAACAGCCTGCCGGGCAATCATCGCGGTAGAAAGAGAAGAGAGAATAAAGCGCAGGAAGCTGCAGGAGGACAAGAATATGGGAACAGAAAATAAAACCGGAGAGGTTTGGAGAACACGAACTGTCACAGGGACAGAGAAGATTGTGCTGGTGGTAGCAGACCACGGGGCAATGGCGTATGTAATTCACTTGGCGGAAGAAGGTGTACACACAGACATCGAGGTAAATTGCGAGGGGCTGCGGTATGGCTCCAGCGATCGAATGTATTATGTGCCATCCAGAAGTTTTGAGGAATACCTCCGTACAGTAACAGATGAGCAGCTGGCAGATGTGAAAAGCAAGCTTGCGGCGGAGATCGGGATTGAACCGCAGATCGTAGAAAAGGATGTAGTCCAGAAAGTGCCTGTGGAAGCTCCGGGCGTTGCAATTCCCGCAGAGCTTCAGAAGAGGTGTAATGCGGAGGTGCAGGAGCTGATGATCCGTGCGGAAAGAGCAGAAGCACTGCTGGAAGAGTACAGAGAGCTGTATAAAAACGTAATCGAAAAAATCTGACCTTATTAAGGTGGGATAAGAAAATGGACAAAAAGGATATTTTAGGAATATTGGGCAGAATAGCGGCTGCGGCTTGGCTGATACTATTTATTCTGGCGTTTAGTATGGACCGCTCCAGCAGAATGGGAGATGTGTTAATACTCTCAGCCTTTGCTGGGGTGTTGCCCATGATTTTTTTCACGATTAGTGATTAGCCAGATGTATTTTGCAAAGGCGAAAATGATCATTTAAATGAAGGGAAAGAGCTATGAAAAATTGGAAATTACCATTGATTATCGTAGGAACAGTAGTGGCAGTAGTTTTGTCGTGTGTGTTTGGAGTGCAGGCAGCACAGAACCGGGCAATTAGTCTAGAGGAATCGGTCTATACCGCTGAATCTGACATTAAAGTGCAGGAGAAACGCAGGGTTGACTTGGTTTATAATCTGGCAGACTGTGTGAAACAGTACGATAGGCACGAATCAGAAACATTGACTGGACTTGCAGATGGAATGAGCGAAGGGAACAGTGTAGAAGATGTAAATACTGTGATTGCGGCAGTTACATATGCTTATCCAGAACTGAAAAGTAATGAGAATTATAAGCAGCTCATGAATGAATTGTCTATTACCGAAAACATGCTTGCCCAGTACCGGGAAAATTACAATAAATCCGTAACAGCTTATAACAGGTA